AGATGAGAATACTCACCTTGCTGGTACAACAGTGATGATTAAAAGGTTATTAGAAGAAGATAAAGATATGGTTAAGATTGCCAAAGAAATGGAACCACAAGTAATTAAATTATTTACAAATGTAATTGAGCAAGAAAAAGATTGGGCTCATTATCTATTTAAGAATGGTTCAATGATTGGATTAAATGAAACAATATTAAAAGACTATGTAGAATGGATAGGTTGTAAACGAATGAGAGCATTAGGTTTACCTTGTCCATATAGTGTACCTCAAGCAAATCCACTACCATGGACGGAGAAATGGATTTCCGGAGGTAATGTACAAGTAGCACCACAAGAAACAGAAATTAGTTCTTACGTTGTTGGTGGAGTTAAACAAGACGTATCAGAAGATACATTTAAAGGGATGGAATTATGATTACTATATATGGAAAAACACAATGTCCATACTGTGATATGGCAAAACAACTATGCGAGTCTAAAGGCGTAGAATACGAATATAAACAATTAGGTACAGACTTTGGAAGAGAAGAGATGTTAGAAACTTTTCCAGGAGCTCGTACATTTCCACAAATTATTTTTATGGGTGAAAAGATTGGTGGATATACAGAATTGCAAAAGCAATTTGAATAGGAACTAAAATGGAACCAAATCACTGGTACACACATAACTGTGATTTTTGTTTTACTTCAACAAAGATGTATTTTGAAGATGAAAGACCTGACCCTATCTATTGTCCGCATTGTGGTTCAGCGGTAGAACCCATAGATGAACTCGATTTTGATGAATAAATAGATTAATGGAATGGGTTTACGAAGGCAAAAAATACGAACTGCCGGAAGATTACGATCACAAAGACGTTTATGGTTTCGTGTATCTCATAACGAACAGAGCGACGGGAAGGATGTATGTGGGAAAGAAATTCTTTTGGAGCAAAAAAACACTCCCAATAACAAAGACAAGAAAACGTAGAAAGAAATTACTTGTTGAATCAGATTGGAAAGATTATTATGGTAGTAATACATACCTTAAAGAAGAAGTAGAAAAACAAGGTGATGAAATGTTCCATAGAGAAATACTACACTTATGTAAAACAAAAGGTGAATGCGCTTATATGGAAGCTAAAGAGCAATTCAATCGAGATGTACTTATTAATGATAAATATTATAATGGTATTATCAATTGTCGTATTGGTGCACAATCAGTCAAAAATTTAAAATAAGCGGTTTACATTTGGTCTAAACTATGGTATAATAGATCTATATATGGCAAAAATATACAAATTTCCTACAGGCGAAGAAATTACACCGGATATCGATCCTATTACAGCTACCTCAGATGAATGTGTAGAAATATCTCAATACCTAATGGAAGTCTTAGAAGAATTTATAACTACAGGTCAAGCATCTGATGATGAAAGATTTATGGATATGAATTTTAGAGATGAAAGTATACAAGAATCGAGGGATATGTTTGTTCTTGTCAATATGATAAATGCGATGCTAAATAGGTATATGGGTATTCCACATAGATTACATCGTACTTTTGATAGAGCTTATGTTGAAATTAAAGCTTTATTACATGCAAATGAAAAAGGTCGTGAAGAACTCGAAAAACTTTTAGACCAACTTGAGGACGAAGATAATGATACTACTTGATTATTCACAAATTGCATTAAGCAATATTATTGTGCAAAAACTAAATGATGAACAAATGATAAGACATATGATATTAAATAGTATTCGTATGTATAATAAAAGATATAGAGATGAGTATGGCCAAATGGTTATATGTGCTGATGGTATGAATACCTGGCGTAAAGATTACTTTCCATATTACAAAGCAAATAGAAAAAAGGGTAGAGAAGAATCAGATCAAGATTGGAATGAAATCTTTAGAATTCTACATTTAGTCAAAGAAGAAATCAGAGATAATTTACCATATAAGGTTATACACATGGACGGTGTAGAAGCTGATGATATTATTGCATCATTAGTTATGGAAACACAAGAGTTTGGTAAAGACGAACCAGTAATGATTGTATCAAGCGATAAAGACTTTATACAATTACAAAAATATAAAAATGTCAAACAATTTAGTCCTATACAAAAGAAAATGGTTACAGATGATAACCCTAGGACTTATGCATTTAATCATATAATGAGAGGTGATTCAGGCGATGGTGTACCTAATGTATTATCAGCTGATGATACATTTGTTTCTGAAAAATCACAAACACCATTAAGACAAAATAGAATTAATGAATGGTTAGAGAATTCAGATAACCTTAGAGATATCATGCCAGAAGATATCTATAGAAATTACCAAAGAAATAAAAAACTTATTGATTTAACTGAAATACCAGAAGATATCCAAACAACTATTATAAATACTTTTATGGAACAAAAAGTTCCAATGAAAATGAAAGTATTAAACTATTTAATTAAAAAAAGATGCAATCTATTGATTGAAGTCGTGGAGGAATTTTATAATGGCTAAACCATTAGTAAACGAAATATTTGAAAACGTAGGCAAATTAAAAACAAAAGCTGAAAAAGTCAAGTATTTACAACAAAACAATTTACCAGCCGTAAAGGACGTGCTGAGAATCAATTTTGACAATGACATAGTATCATTGTTACCAGAAGGTAAACCACCTTACAAAGCAGAAAACGCACCAAAGGGTATGTCACCTAGCACATTACATAGAGGATTTAAAAGATTTAAATATTTCTTTAAAGGACCTTATAGTGGTATGGAACAAGGCAAAAGAGAAAAACTCTTTGTTGGTCTACTTGAATCTGTTCATGAATCTGAAGCAGAAATGTTATGTTTAGCTAAAGATAAAAAAATGAAGTATAAAGGTTTAACAGTAAATGTAGTTCAGGATGCTTTCCCTGGATTACTTAAAGTAACGAAGAAAGAAAAGAAAGAAGAGGAGTAAGCCTATAGGAAAATCTACATCATGAGCTTAATTAATTTTTATATAAGGAGTTTTTATGAGTTCAATAAATGTAGAAAAGCTGAAGAAAGATATTTCAAAGGCAATAAACTATTCCAGGAGATTAGCTTGTAAAGGTAAACAAGATTTATCATATAAAATGAAAAAGAAAATTTTAGTAATGAATGATTACCTACAAGACATAAAAAAAGAATAGTTTACATTTTGATAAAACTGTGGTATAATATATATTATGAACATATTTGTATTAGATAATGATCCGATAATTGCAGCACAAATGTTGTGTGATAAGCATATACCTAAGATGATTGTTGAATCAGCACAAATGCTATCAACAGCTCATCGTATGTTAGATGGTACACCAATACGTAGACCATCTAAGTCAGGTAAAACAATGCAACAATATTATACCTTTGGAGATGAACGTGATGATATGTACTATCTTGCAGTTCATAAATATCATCCATGTACTACATGGACTATGGAGAGTATACAAAATTACAATTGGCATTATGAACACTTTAATGCTATGTCAATTGAATATGAATTCCGTAGAAAAAAAGTTCATGCAACCTTTGAAAAATTAGGTAGATTATTATCTAAAGCACCAAAGAATATTCCAAATATAGGTCTTACCGAATTTGCACAAGCAATGAATCACTACCCACAATGTAAAGTACCAGGCGATGCTGTTCAAGCATATCGTAATTACTATCATGAAGCGAAACCATTTGCAAAATGGGAATGGGGTAGACAAGCACCAGAATGGTGGAGAGGATATCAACATGCCAGTATATGAATTTAAAAACAAAGAAACAGGCGAAATTGAAGATCATATAATGAAGTATTCTGATAAAGAACAATTCATTAAAGATAATCCTCATTTAGAATCTGGTATATTTACAGCACCACCAATTAACTATAGCGGTCAAGCAGCTCAGTCACTTTTGGGTAGAGCTGGTGATGGGTGGAAAGAAGTTCAATCGAGAATTAAAGATGGCTTACCACCTAAGGATAGACATTTAATAAAAACAAAATAAGTAGTATTATTTGAATTTATTTATAATCATGAGTTATAAAGTATTATATATATTATTGATATGACAAAATCTAAGGAAGAAAAAATACTACAAGCAATTAACTTATCACCCGACGAATCGGTTATTGAAGGGTTAATAGAAGTACATCCTATGAAGCAAATAACATATGCTGCTATTATACAAGTACTTGTGTTTGGATTTATGTTGCTAGCCTTCTGGACGATTGGTCATTTTATAGGAGACTAAAATGAAAAAACTATTAAGCGTATCAGTTCTTTCATTGTTTATATCAGATGCTTTTGCTGATGATTGGAGAATGAGAAAATTTGATTTTAATGCAGATAATGTAATAAGTGAAGCTGAGTTGATTCAGGGCGGTTGTCAAAAAGTTGGAAAAATGTTTGACCATGCTGATAAGAATGGTGATGATGTTTTAAATAGAAGAGAAGCAAAGAATGCTACTTGGTTAATATTTAAAAACAAAAAAAGATGTCCAGCTATTGTAGCACCAATTGCCACTGTTGATATTCGAGGCTAATAAATAATTATATGAATTTTATACATGAAGAAATTGATTTAGGTTATAGTGACTTAGATTCGGTAACAAAAACAAAGGGTAGACATTATGTAGACCCAGATGGAAACAAATATCCGAGTATCACAACAGTTTTATCAATACTGTCTCGTGAAGCTATCCAAAAGTGGAGGGAGAGAGTTGGAGAAGAGGAAGCTAATCGTATCAGCCGAGTAGCTTCCTCACGTGGTACTAAGATTCATAACATAATTGAAAAATATATTGCCAATGACCCTGAATATCTACAGGATGAAATGCCACATAATATACAAACATTTAAAGATATACAACCTATATTAGATCAAAACCTATCTAAAATATATTCAATTGAAGCACCTCTATATTCTAAACACTTAGGTGTTGCAGGAAGAGTAGACTGTGTTGGTGTATGGAATGGAAAGGATTCTATCATCGATTGGAAAACATCTCGTAAAGAAAAGAAAAAAGAATGGATATCAAGTTACTTCATGCAGGCGGCCGCGTACGCGATCATGTGGGAAGAACGAACAGGTAGACCTATTAAACAATTAGTTGTTGCAATAGCAGGTGATATGGGTCCACAGATATTCATAGAAGATAGAGATAATTGGACCACAGAATTAATAAATACAATATCAGAATATAAAAGAGAAAAGTTTTGGGAGGAGACCAGATGAACTTTATGTTAGAAGCTTTAATTAAAAAATTAGAAGGTGAAATCGAAATAGCTAAAGCAAACGTATTAGTATATACAAGAAATCCTTCAGGTATTGGAGAACATCCTGAAGTAGTCGAAGCTATTGAATCACAAATAAGTAAAATTGCTGAAGCACAAGATAAAATCAATACGATCAAAGACTTAAATTTATAAATAGATATTTACAAAACACAAAAAGTGTGGTATAATATATCTATGAAAAAGTTTAACGAATTTTTAGCAGAAAAAGCAGGCAAAGGATTAACTATATTTGATATAGATGATACGATGTTTATATCAAAAGCTAAAGTAAGAGTTAAAAATACTAACACAGGCAAAGTAAAAGAACTCACACCTCAAGAATATAACGACTATAAGCTAGGTAACAATGAAGTGTGGGATTATGGTGAATTTAAATCCGCTAAACTTTTTTACCAAACTGCTACACCAATCGCAAGAATGATTGAAAAAGCTAAGGCGATTATTAAAAACGCAACAGCTCGTGGAAGTAAAGTTATTATTGTGACTGCACGATCTGATATGGATAATAAAGACTTATTCATTAAAACATTTGAAGCTCATGGTATACCAATGAAGAATGTATATGTTGAAAGAGCTGGTAATGTTGGTGGTAAAAATAGTGCAGCCAATAAGACAGTTGTATTTAAAAAATATTTAGATACAAATAAATACGCAAGAGTAAGATTATTTGATGATCACAAGGATAACCTCAAAGCATTATTAGACTTAAAGAGAGAATATCCAAATGTAGAATTCTTTGCTTACTTAGCTGATTTAAAAGGAAGTGTGAAACGAATTAAATAATGTATAACAAAATGAGAAGCGCCAGATATGGAGAAGGAAAAAGATATTTTCGTTGGTGGCTTTTAATGACAGGGAGAATATAATGCCAATAAAATTAGGTAAATCATCAAAACAAATCGATAGAGTTACTAAAAAAGTTACTGTAATTAATCCTTATATAAAACTTTTTAGTACACAAGAGTTAATTGAAAAGTATAATAACAATAACACTCGAAAAAAAGATAAGCAAAAAATTAAAAACGAATTAGTGAAAAGAGGCGGAGTAGTTTTTGGATAAAATAGATAGAATACGTCAAGTATTAAATTTAGAAGAATACCACAAAAAGAAAAAGAAAGCTTTTTGGATAAGAGTATTACGAGTAATTGGTTCAACACTCCTCATAGGCGCAGCAATATATTATTATTTTTATGTCCTCTAAACAACAAGCAATCGTATTGGGTAATGGCGAATCACGTAAAGGATTTGATTATCGTAAAGAATATCCAAATGCATTTGTGATTGGGTGCAATGGTGCATATAAAGAAAAGCCAGATATGTTAGTATGTACTGATTGTTATATGGAACATATTATATATGATACTGGATATTGTATAGATAATATGTGTTGTTTTACTGAATGGGATAAACTACCTGAAGACATAGTAGAATATATGTGTGAATCAATAGGGAAACCTATAGTTCAAAATGAAAAAGGTAATCGAACACAAGCAGTAATATCTGGTTCTGAAAAATATACTTATGTAACATGGGTTGAAGACGAAGATAGAACAATAAGTATAAAAGAAGTTAAAGTATCTTCTGGTTCAAGAGCATTAATGATTGCATGTGAATTAGGATACGAAGAAATTATACTTTGCGGATTTGATGGTATGGGTGCAACCAATATATATCAAAACGATAAAGGTTATGAAAGGTCTACTCCAAGAGAAGAGTGGGTAAAAGAAAGACAGGATATAATGAATAAATATCCTAATATAGTATTTAAGGAAATATAATGGCAGCAAAAAGTGGATATGTAAGTGCACATGTCGGAATAAAAAAAGGGACATCAATTGGAAAGAATCCAAAATCGATGGCTACAATGAATAAAGCTAAAAAGAGAAGTTTTAAAAAATACCGTGGCCAAGGAAAATGAGTAAATGGCACGGTGGAAAAGGTTCTAAACCAAGACCTATAACTGATCAAACTCAGTTTGAAGAAAACTGGGATAATATATTTGGTAGGAAAAAAACACCTAAGCATGGTGCTACAAAAATTCATAAAGATA